TACTTGGATGGATCTTGTTCCTCTATTCATAGCGAATGGTTTTTATAAGAATAGAAGCGAATTTCTAAGAAGACATGTTGTGTATAGTAGATTTTCAAAGTTTCCAAAAGTAGAAAGATATTTGGAAGTTAGTAGACTTATAGCCCTTAGAGATTCTATACTAATAAATATGCACTTTGAAAGAAATACTGTTTCTCATGAGATTAATGTGATATGTAATTTTAGCAAAGAAAGGCAACGGCAGTTGATAACAGATCGATGGAACATATTTGATCAAGAACCCGTTAGAGATGTATCTCAACTTTGTTACCTTTTGCGTAAACTTGTCAACTCAGATATAGATAGGCTTGTTAAACTGAATGAGCTTTATGCTCGTCATAAGAAGATCGTTATATTTTACAATTTTAATTATGAGTTGGAAATCTTGAGAAAATTTTCGCATGATAATGGAATACCGTGTTCGGAATGGAATGGACATAAGCATGAGCCAATTATGGAAACCGATTCGTGGTTATATTTGGTTCAATATGCTTCTGGAGCAGAAGGATGGAATTGTACAGAAACAGATACCATTGTATTTTATTCTCAAAACTACTCATATAGAATTATGACTCAAGCGGCCGGAAGAATAGACAGATTGGATACGAAATATATTGATCTATATTATTACAAGTTTATTAGCAATTCTATTATTGATCTTTCTATTGATAAAGCGCTTAAGAACAAACAGACATTTAATGAACACCGTTTTATGCGCATTTAGATTCGCGGCCAAAACTTATGCTATAATGAGAGAGAAGGTGTCTAAAACATATTCTTTCTTTTTGAAAGGAGCATTATGTTAGAATCCGATTTTCAGTCTAAATTAATTAAAGAATTAAAAAGCAGATTCCCTGGATGTGAAGTATTAAAGAATGATAGCAACTATATTCAAGGAGTCTGCGATTTAATTATTTTATTCGGAAATAAATGGGCAATGCTAGAAGTGAAAGCAAACGCAACTGCAAAGCGGCAATCAAATCAAGAATATTATGTAAAAAGATATAATAAGATGTCATATGCAGCATTTATTTATCCAGAAAATAAGGAGAAAATATTAAATGAATTGGAACAATCATTCATCGCTTAAAGATCAACACGCATTTCTATCTGCATCAAAGTACCATTGGGTAAACTATGATAATGAAAAATTAGATAGCGTATATTTATCTTGGCTTGCGATTCAAAAAGGAACAGAGCTCCACGAGCTAGCTTCCAAATTAATAGATATGCGACAGAAACTTCCAAGAACACAAAAGTCATTAAATTTATATGTTAATGATGCCATTGGATTTAAGATGTTAACAGAACAAACATTATATTATTCTGAAAATTGTTTTGGAACAGCGGATGCTATTTCTTTTAGAGATAATTTTCTTAGAATTCATGATCTTAAAACCGGAAAGACACAAGCATCAATTAAACAACTTGAAATCTATGCCGCTTTATTTTGTTTGGAATATGACTTTAATCCAAATAGCATAGATATAGAATTGCGAATTTATCAATATGATGAGGTTTTGGTTCATGAACCAGAGCCAGAAGAACTAATGTATATTATGGATAAAATTAAAGAATTTGACAAGAGAATCGAAATACTGAAACAGGAGGAATAACATGAGCGAACTTAAGCATTATGGCGTCCCGAGAAGATCAGGAAGATATCCTTGGGGTAGCGGAGATGACGGCTATCAAAGAAATGCGCCACTTAAAGCAAAAGTTAATGAACTCAGGAAAAGCGGATATTCTGAAACACAAATAGCTAAAGATTTAGGATTTGACTCAACAACCAAACTTAGATCAGAGATCTCATTAGAAGGCGCTGCTCAAAGAAAGGCCGATGCTGCGTTTGCTTTGCGTCTTAAAGAAAAAGGCGTTTCCAGTATTGAAATAGGCAAAAGAATGGGTATTAATGAAAGCTCGGTTCGAAGTTTATTAAATCCAGTAATGAAAGAAAGAGCTTTAGTAACCGAACAAACCGCTGAAATGTTAAAACAACAAGTAGAAAGTAAAAATTATATTGATGTCGGCGCCGGAGTTGAAAATCAACTTGGTATAACAAGAACCAAACTTAATACTGCGATTGCTGATTTACAAAATAATGGATACAAATTAAGTTATGTTAAAGTAGAGCAATTAGGAACAGGCAAAAACACAAGTATTAAAGTTTTAACAAAAGAAGATGTCCCATATTCTGAAATTTATAAAAACAAAGCAGATATTCAAACCGTTACAGATTGGTCAAATGATGGAGGAAAAACATATAAGGCGCCGCAACCCCCCGCCAATATTTCAAAAGACAGAATTATGGTGAAATATGCAGAAGAAGGTGGAAAAGATCAAGATGGCGTCCTTGAAATTAGAAGAGGCGTTGAAGATTTATCTCTTGGAAATAAGAACTATGCTCAAGTTCGCATTGCTGTAGATGGAACTCATTATTTAAAAGGGATGGCGATTTATGCAGACGATCTTCCAGAAGGCGTGGATATCCGCTTTAACACAAATAAGCCGCTTGGCACCCCAATGCTTGGTCCAAAAGACAATACTGTTTTAAAGCCGCAAGAAGTTGGAAAAGCAAATCCGTTTAATTCTGAAATTAGACAAAATGAATATACAGATAAAAGTGGAAAAAAAGATTATCTGCTATAAATATTGTTAATGAAGAGGGCGATTGGAATGAATGGTCAAGAACATTATCTTCTCAAGTTTTATCCAAACAAACACCAAAACTTGCAAAACAACAATTGGATTTGGCGATAAAACAAAAGCAAGAAGAATTTGAAGAATATTCTTCTCTTACAAATCCAACAGTAAAGAAGCAATTACTAGAATCATTTGCTGATGATTGCGATTCTTCTGCTGTTCATTTAAAAGCGGCCGCTATGCCACGACAATCAAACAGTGTTATATTGCCCTCTACCAAAATCAAACCAACCGAAATATATGCAACAAAATATAATGATGGCGAATCTGTAATCCTAATTAGACATCCCCATGGTGGCATATTTGAGATACCAGAACTTAAAGTTAATAATAAAAATCCAGATTTAAAAGCGCAATTTGGCGATATTCGGGATGCGGTTGTTATTCACCCTAGCGTAGCAAAAAAGCTTTCTGGAGCTGATTTCGATGGCGATACGGTTCTTGTTATTCCAAATAAGAAACAGGGCGGGTTTACAGTTGCCCCTTCATTAAAAGGGCTTAAAGATTTTGATCCACAAGAGGCATATCCCGGCTATCCTGGAATGAAAAAGATGAGCCCGGCAAATAAACAGATGGAAATGGGTAAAATATCGAATTTAATTACCGACATGACCATCAAAGGGGCAGATTCAGATGAAATCGCAAGGGCAGTTAGACATTCCATGGTTGTTATTGATGCAGAAAAACATAATTTGAATTATAAACAATCATTTAAAGATAATAATATTGCTCAATTAAAACTCATATATCAAGGCGGGGCAACAAAGGGCGCATCTACTATTGTTTCGAGAGCCAAATCTGAAATACGAATTGATAAAAGAAAAGAAGATTATAAAATAGATAAACTTACTGGAAAAAAAGTATGGGAAAAGACCAATGAGGAATATTCGTATATTAAGGATCCAAATAATTCTAAAAAGAGAATATACATTCGGTACCCCAAAAAAGATACCTATACCATCAATCCAAAAACAGGAAGAAAAATCTATGATATAGACTATGATAACCCATACATTGTTGATTCTGTAACAAAGCAAAGAAAACCGGTCCCTTCTGGAGTAAATATAATTACAGAAAAGAAAACCACTAAATCGACACTAATGTATGAAACAGACGATGCCTTTAAACTTAGCTCTGGCACAACAATGGAAAACATCTATGCTAGTTATGCTAATTCATTAAAGATTCTTGGTGATGAAGCAAGGAAAGAATCGGCGAATACACCGAACCTTGAATACTCTCCATCTGCAAGAAAAACTTATGCCCCCCAGGTTGAATCATTAATGGCGAATTTATATATTGCTAAAAGCAATAGCCCTCTTGAAAGAAGAGCCCAGCTGGTTGCGAACAAGGCCGTCTCTCTTAAAAAGGATACCAATCCAGACTTAACTGTTGCGGATCTTAGAAAAATTAAAGGCCAAGAACTTGCTCGGGCCCGTGAAAGAGTGGGCGCCAAGAAACAATCCATTAGGATAACCCCCCTCGAATGGGAAGCAATACAAGCCGGGGCCATTAGTAATAGTGTGTTAACACAGATCCTAAGAAATACCAACATGGATTTGGTTAAGCAATATGCAACACCAAGAACAAAGAAGACATTGACCACTGCCAAGTTAGATAGAGCACGATCAATGTTTGCTCGTGGCTATAATCAAGCAGAGATAGCAGAGGCACTTGGTGTATCAACCACCACATTGATGGCTGCACTAGATTTAAATACAAATGAAGAAGAAGGAGGCGATTAATTATGGAAGATAATACTCGCACTAAGATCGCCGTATTCCTAACTACAATTGATAACCCCTTCAATCCAAACACCCAATGCGATGATTGGCTCCGGTATGATGAAGACAAGGGGTACTACTCCACTTCCTATCTAGCAAGAATTGTTAAAACTTCTGATGAATTATCAAGTTCTGATAATATATTAGCAATAGAAGAAGCAATAGATGAGATCTGTGAACTGAACCTTCTTGGACTATACACTAAGTTAGTTGTTTATGAGAATAATCAAGAAGAAACCATAAATAATATGGCAATATAATATAGGGATGGGGTACTGGGGGGCTATCACTCCCCAGAGGCCCCCCCTCTCAAATCGCGCGGCCCTTGAAAATTCTCCGGGGGTAAAAATTGGGGCTCTCTTAGGGTGCTGGTTGGCTTTTTTGGTCTTTCTTCCATTCGGCGTTGGTGAGCGCCTTTCTCCTTTCAGACAACCAGCATCCTAAAAGAGCTCCAAAACTTTACATAACTATATCCAAAGGAGGTACTAACTATGCCAAAAGCACAAACAACTAAGACAGAACGGCATAGAAAGATGCCGCCAGCAAGGACACCAGAGGCCAGAGAGAATCAAATGATCTCATTGGCTGTTGAATTAGCAGAGAAACAATTAATGGAAGGCACTGCAAGCTCACAAGTTATTACTCATTTTTTAAAACTGGGTTCAACAAAGGAAAGAATTGAGAAAGAGATTCTTGAAAAACAGAAAGATCTAATCACAGCAAAGACTGAACAGATTCACTCACAAAAAAGGATTGAAGAGTTGTATGCCGATGCGCTTAATGCGATGCGAAGATATTCTGGAAGTGTTGAAACAGAGCAGGATTATGATGAAGATGATTAGAAACTATTCTGATATGATCAAACTTAAAAGTTTTGAAGAACGTTACAACTATTTGAAACTATCTGGTTCAGCAGGAGTAGTAACATTTGGGTTTGATCGATATTTGAATCAAACTTTCTATACATCATACAAATGGAAACAAGTTAGACGAGATGTTATAGTTAGAGATGAAGCATGTGATCTCGCGATTCCAGAAAGATCTATATTTGGAGGCGTCAG